CGTGGAAAAATCTTGACTAAGTAGATTACTTGTTGTTGTTTCTTCTGCTGAAGTTGTAAGGGTTAATATCGTCAGCAAAACGGTCAATAGCAAAGTACGCATATATAACAACTCCTATAAATATTAATATTTCCATTATTTAACTTTTATTAAATTTTTAAGTTTTTCTTTTTCTAACTCTTTATCTATTTTTTCTAATTCTTCAGTCATTTTAGCTTGTTCTTCAATTTTTTTCTTTTTTTCGAGAGCTATCTCTTCTTCTTTTTTCTCTCGCTCCTTCATACGTTTTACATATGTATCGTAGTCAGGTCTTTCGTGATCGTATTTAGCCCAAAGTTTTTTAGCTTCCTTACCTATTTTTCCATCAATTGGACATGGAGTGCCTGCTTGAATCATTGATTCAAATACACGTTCATCCTGGCAGAGAATAGCGACTGCTGCAACTTTCATACCAAAGTCGTTTAAAATTCTTGCTAGTTTTAGTCTTTCACAATTTTTATCAATAAAATGTTTACCGCCACTAATACCAACTCCAAATGTTTGAACTCCTGCAGAAGCACCAACTGCACATACATCTTGTGTCATAGCATTGTAAGATGGAGCAGATGCTGATGGTGGTGAAGACCTTATATCTGAATTTGTAGTATTGTTAGTTGTAGATGTTGATTCAGAACCTGATTCATATGTAGTTGTAGTAGTTGATTCATATCCCCCTTCAATTGAAGTGTTTGTTCCAGAAACATTACTTTGTGTGGTATCTGCTCGAGCTGGTCCACATAAAGTTAATAAACATATTAATATTATTAAAATTCCTGTAAAATGATATTTCATTTTATCTCCTATTGACACGACTCACATTCGCCTGTGTCATCTATTACAAGACCACCATTATTTTCATAAGACATATCAGTAGCCCATTCCTTATGATTTTTATAAGTTCTTTTATTTTTACATACACAATTATCACACGTGCATGCCCCACCTTTATCTAAATTATCTTCAGGTAAATGCATTGCACTATCACAGTGACAATCGCATTGACAATTTTTGCACTTAGCCATTCGCAGCCTCTCTGCAAGAAGGGCATGTTTTTTTATAAGTGTCTGGATGTTTTTCGCAAACTTTTTTTATTTTTGATTCTTCTTTTGGTTCAAAAGTATTTATCTTTTTCTTTGTTTTAAATAAATTTTTAATCCAATCTATAATTTTTTTAATCATTTTTCTTTTCCTCAATGTTGTAGAAGAATCTATCAGTGTCTTCAGTTTTCCATTTACGAGTGTCTTCTACGTTCCACTCGGAGGTTTGCACTTTCCAGTCGGGTACTTCATTCTTAACGGTGAATGAAGGTATATCCCAAAGGATACGATTGTTAGGTTGTGCTGCATAATTTCCATCCTCTAGGGCGAGAATGTGTGCGCACTTATGTTCGTGCGGAATTTCTGAATGATCAGTATCTACTATATTACTCTCTGGGTGAGCCCAGTCAACAGTAAATAAGTATGCTCCAGGATGGAGTTTCTTATCTTTTCCAAAATATTTACCTGATTGTCCGTCTAGGATATCAAAAGAAGTGACAGCAGGATAGTAACTAAAACAATTCCAAAGCTCCAGCTCGTCAAGTCGCATCCTAGGTACTTCTTTGACATCAAATCCTCTTTGAATGAAGGCTGAAATAGGGAGACGATAGAACACAGCACCGTTCTCCATAACAGCATGAAAGAGTATAGGACGTCCTGTAATCGATGCCAGGCCAAAGATAATGCAGTCTTCCACTTCTCCGTAGTGATCTTTGAGATCATAGAGATATTCTCTCCTGATCTGTGCATAGGTCACAGGAATGTTTGCATTTAAATAGGCCATGTATCATAAATATTATATTAAGATTATTACAATTACGATGGCAGCTACAATTACACCTGCAGCTTTTTTGTTTCCCATTGCTAAGTTATATATTCTCTTAGCTTCTTTTTTTACTTTATCCATAGTTCCCTCCGTTTTTATTTTATTATACCCCAATTTGGCCCAGATTCATAGTCTACTTTATTAGGAACTTCAAGAGAAACTGCATGTTCCATTATCTCTTTTATCCTATCTGCATTGTCCCTCACTGATATATCAAGTTCATCATGTACTTGAATGTGTGGTATGATTCCTTCTTTATGCAATTCTATCATTGCTTTCTTTGTCATGTCTGCAGCTGATCCTTGTATCAATCTATTCAAAGCTTTGTACGTGTAAGCACGTTTAATCCCTGGTCCGTGTTCCATGAGCGCTTGATCGTGAGGCAATGCTTTATGAATCCCAAACTGATTGGGTTCCCACAAATGGAAACGACACAGTCTTCCAAGTAGAGTTCTAATCTTACCTGAATCCTGTGCTCTTCTCATTACAGCATCCATTAGTTGTTTAACAAATGGAACTTTGCCGTGATACTGTCTAAATAATTCTTCAGCTTTATCTTTAGATACTCCAAGTTCAGCTTGTAATTTATTTTTTCCCATACCATAGAACAGACCAAGGTTTATAGTCTTGGCCTGTGATCTAGGTATCTCCGCCATGTCTGCTACGATAGTATGAAAATCTGCGTCTCCCTCATGATAAGCATTCAATACTTCGTCCACTCCGTAGAGATTCTGTAAAGTTGCATAATGCACTACCAACCTAGGCTCTTGCTGAGAATAGTCAAAACAACCCCATGTATGGCCTTCCTCGGGTATAAATAATGACCTAATCCGTGGTCCAAGTTCCTTGTTCCTAGCTGGTATTTGCTGTAAATTTGGATTTGAATAACTAAATCTTCCAGTTACTGTTCCTCCATTATCTGATCTTAATTGGTTAATTTCTGCATGTATTCTACCCTTGTAAGAATGTTTCAATATGGTATCAATAAATGTGGTATGGGCCTTATTTATTTCTCTGGCTCGGGCTATTCGTTTCACCAGTGGGTGGGGGTGATTCTGTAAAAAGTTTTTAGTAAATGATGGAGAATTTGTTTTTTCGGTTCGGTCAAATGGTAGGTGAAGTTTTTCAAAAACTTGCGCAATACTCCTTGCCGCCCATATTTGAGTATCTACTCCCGTTTCTTTTTTTACTTGTAATAAGCATTCTTTTTCTTCTTTATGTAGCTCTTCTTTTAATTTTTGAGCTTGTTCTACGTCTACACGGACTCCTAAAAAACGCATATCGACTAGGCATGGAAATAGCTCAGTCTCTAATTCAAAAATAGATTGTATATCTTGGTGTAAAATTTCTTTCTTTAATTCGTGCCAAAGTTCTAATGTAAGTTCAGCGTCCTTTTCTGCATATGCGCCAACATAAATGGCAGGTAGTTTATACATTTCTGCTTTGGCGTCAACCCCCCAATCACGTGCAGCGTTATATAAATCTGTTTCATTCTTTGATTTTCCAGTGTATCTTTTACTGCAGTTGTTTAAGTCATAACGCATTTGATTTTCATCAACCAAAGCCGAGGCTATCATTGTGTCGACTATTTTACCGTTAATACTTAAACCTAATGCTCTGATCCAACAAACGTCATACATGGCGTTGTGAAAGATTTTTGTTGCTGGTGTAGATAATACTCCTTGAAACCATTTCAAGACCTTTTTACGATCCATATTACCACCACCTTCGTGAGCAATTGGATAATAACCAGACCATCCTTTAACAGCTACAGCTACTCCTGTTATATCTCCTCTATTAGTAACAGATCCTGAACCCATTTTTATTAAATCTGGGTCTTTTGTTTCTAAGTCAATTGCTATTTCATCATGCTTAGATAGATCTGGAAATTCTGTTGGTGGTAGCCATTCGGTTTGTGGTTTAAATAAAGGAACTTGCATCATTTAACAATTCCCCATGTGTTTGCTTTTTCTTTTGGTTTTTCTACTTCTTTGTAATCTCTTTCAAGTATCATTTCTAAAAAGTGTATAGCCTTCAAAATATCTTCCTTTTTTCCTTTCAATCTGTGACGACAGATATATTTTATAGCGCATCCTTCTGGAAAAAGCAATTCATTTTCTACAACAAATTTACTTGGCTGAATTTTAAATTTTTGATAATGTGATCCTCCGTGTTGCTTGTCCCAAACACTCATACATCCCCCATCGGAAAAGCTTTATTTTCATCTTTAGGTCTTACAACATGTAAATGTTCTTTTGCTCTAGTTGCACCTACATAGAATAATCTATTTTCATCATCACGATTTCTTTCATAAGATTTTTGAGTATTCATAGTAAGATCTGGTAATATAATTACATTGTCTTCTTCTCCACCTTTAACACTATGAATAGTAGATAATTTAATTCTAGGCTCTTTATTTAATTCTTCTCCATTGGCTCTCATTTTTCTAATGTATGTAATTCTTCTCGATCCAGCGTTATCAAAACATTCATACCAAGTACTTTTAGTATTAAGACCATGTCCTTGTGTTAATTGATCTATTCCATAAAATGATTCTTTAGATAATGATTTTAATTTATTTTTTTCCCAATTAGCTGGACTCATATACTGAGATATATTCATAATATCTTTATAATGTAATAATTGTCCTCTTCTTAAATGTTCCCAGTTAAGTGCTGCTTCCTGAATACCTTTTTCGTAAGACTTATTAAACCTATCTTCAAAATATAATCCTTTTTCTTTTAGTATATCTTCTAAAGCTTTTAATTGATATCTTGTTCTAGTTAATACCAACCAGTTTCCTTTATTCATATTAATGTCTTCAAAATTCCAATATTTACTAATTGCTCCTTCATGTGATTTTGGTTTCCACTCTTTGTGTAATCGGTTGGAGACTCTTTCTATAATCTTCATAGCATAGTCATGAATCTTTCTAGGTATTCTCATTGATTGAGTTAAATTTAAAATTTTTCCTTTTTGTGTAATAAAGGAATCCACATCCGCTCCTGCCCATCTAAATATTGCCTGATCATCGTCCCCTG